TGCAACCATTGTGGATCAAAGATTAAGAAACCAGTATGGTGGTTGAAGCTATTATTCATCTTCAAGAGAAAACTATACTTCACCTGCAATGAGTGTCACAGTACAAGTTGCTATATCAACTTTTTCCTACTGATCCACGATACCACCGATGAGCAGGAGAAATTAATGAATAAATATCCTAAATGGGATAAGAGGATAAGATGAGAGTTTGGATTGACACGAGAGAACAGAAGAGAGGGGTGAGGGCAAAGAAATATTATAAGCAACATAACTTTAAAGTCGAGGTCAAGCACCTTGATGTGGCAGATTATGTCTTTGATGGGAAAGTGGCTTTTGAATATAAGACTGTGGCTGATTTTATGCACAGCCTTACTGATGAGAATAATAGCCTCTTTGAAGAGGTCGCTAATCAAGGTTATGAGTACAGGAATAAAGGCAAGTATTCCTACATTGTTATCGTTGGTAAGCTTGTACCAACCTTGAAAAGATTAAGCAAATACAGTAGAAGTAAGAATTATGTTCAGAACAGTATTGCTCAATACAATGGTGCTATTAGGACTTTGAGGAAGATAACAAATGGAATAATCCTCTGCGATACCGAAGAGGAAGCCCTAGAAGAGATGTATCTTCAAGCAAGGTCTTGTTTAAAAATGAATAAGTATGGGGGTACTGGTAGAAGATTGAAGATTGACCGATTAACAGCAGTAGATGTGTTGCTCACATCAGTTAAGAATATTGGATTGAAAACATCCAATAATATAATCAAGGAATTGAAGATTAAGAATATTCAAGACCTACTGGATTGTACAATAACCGACTTTGAATCTGTTAACCGAGTCAATCTGAAGAAAGCAAGAGAGATTTACAAATTCCTACATAAAGGAGAGAAACGATAAAATGGATTTGGAAACTAAATTATTTATCCAAGATGTGCAGATAGTTGAGTTGAATGAGCAGTTAACTCAATGCAGGGCAGAGAATGATAGATTAAAGGCAAAGCTCAAAAGAGTTCAGAGTGTGCTTGATGACAAGAGGGTTATTTATGAAGATTGAGTATATTGATAAGGAGGATGTCCTTAAAATACTTAAAGATAAGGTTAAGGAAACTAATAATATTCTTATGAAGTGGCAATTAAATCAAATCATTCGTAAAGTAAATGAAACACCCACTTTTTTATACGATAATAATCTTGTGTCATCTACACTAAAAGACACAGATTCCAGTAACAATACCACATTACCAAGTTACTATGGGGATACGATGGACTTGCTAACTGCTTGTGAAAAAGGACTAGTAGCAAAGGAGAAACTAATCCACTTCTGTGAGTTGAACATCATCAAATATGTCTTACGATACAAGCAAAAAGGGGGTTGTCAAGACTTGGAAAAAGCAAGAACATATCTTGAGAAGTTGATAACCTATGAAAATCACGAGAAGTAGCAGACTAATAGTAAATGAGAATAGCCTGACAATCACCATACCACACCAATGCGAAAACTGTCATAACCTCTTCTATCCCATAGTAAACAATCAGAAATACTGTAGCCCCCATTGTAGCCACCAAGCAAGACTGGAATGGAGGCAACAAAGACATAAAAAACTCAATGGAAAACGAATACCCAAGAAGTGCGAGTACTGTGGAAAACGATTCATAAGCGATAGAAGTAATCGGAAATACTGCTCAATTGAATGCAGTAAGAAAGCTCATCAGGATCAGAAAAACAAATGGTGGTTTGAGAATTACGAGGATAATCGACTACCCCTTGGAGAATCAAACCTATCAGAGCATCGGTATGAGGATTTTGAGCGAGAATTTTGGGCTGTCAGGAACGAGAAAAGAAGATTACTAGGCAGGAGATGAAAATTATGAAAGTGGAAGACCTGATAAAATCCCTACAAAAATACAATCCCAAAGCTGATATCGGAATCTCAATAGATGGATACTACGAATCAGAATTATACATATCCCATATCTGCAAAGACACAGATGGGAAAGAACAAACCCCACAAACCACCAAGCAAGTGTGGATAGAGGGAATAGATTTCTGCAAGGATTGTGAATTCCTAGCAAGTGACTACTGCCTTGCATACAATTGCGATGCTGATGATGTGAACGAATGCTATCAATTCAAGGAGAAAGATATAGGATGAGGGATGTGGAAGTAATAGGTGGAATCGGAGAAAAAAACAGTAACAATAATACTCAATGGAAATTCCAAAACCGAATATACAATCCCCAAGGATTAAGCCCAAGCTTAACCACACTAGGCAGAGGTTACTTAATACCAGTAGAGAGAGAGAGAGTATGAAATTGAAAATACGATACCTATCACTATTTAGTGGAATAGGAGGATTCGAGTATGGATTACAGAAATCAACAAGATACAATTTTGAATGTGTAGGATATAGCGAGGTGGATAATTATGCCGAAAAAATATACCAAAAACACTATCCAAACCACCCTAAACTTGGGGATGTCACCCAAATCAACACCGAAGATTTACCACAGTTTGACTTCTTGGTTGGAGGATTCCCTTGTCAGGCATTTTCTATTGCAGGACAGAGAAGAGGGTTTGATGACTGCAGAGGAACGCTATTCTTTGAGATTGCTAGGATTCTCAAGGACAAAAGACCCCGATATTTTCTACTTGAAAATGTTCGAGGTTTATTATCTCACAACAAGGGAGAAACTTTCCAGACAATCCTTGGGGTTCTCTCCGACTTGGGGTATGATGTTAAATGGGAGATACTTAATAGCAAAAACTTTGGAGTGCCACAGCGAAGAGAGAGAGTGTTCATTAAAGGATATTCTAGAGAAAGATGTCGAGGAGAAGTATTATGTCAACGAGAACACGATGAGGAACATTATATTTCAAGAGTAGATAATAAGAAAGGTTTGGAACAAGGAAAGACAAGGATGACACAATATTATATTAAATTACGAGAAACTACAAGCAAGGGTTACAGGGAAACCTACCCCTATGATGGAGTAGAGTTAAGTAGGAAAGGATGTACTACTAGAAGAGGAGTCAGCCACGATGGGATGACTGGGTCTTTGAACACTAGCGATGGTAGTTGGGGAGTGCTTATGAATGATTATCGGATACGAAAACTGACTCCGACAGAGTGTGAAAGGTTGCAGGGTTTCCCTGATGGTTGGACAGAAGAGGGGTCTGATGGATCAAGGATATCTGACACACAGAGGTATAAGTGTTTGGGGAATGCAGTTACTACTAATGTGATTACTTGGATTGTGGATAACTGGGATTTCAAGGTGGATAATGATGGAGAATGAATTTTCAATAAATAATAAAGCTTTGCATATTTATTGCTTGAGTGATGCTCATTTGGGCAGTAATGTGTTTAATCGTGAGTATTGGGAGTATGCTTTATCAGTTTTTAAGAGGGATAAGCATAACAAGGTATTATATTTGAATGGAGATTTACTGGAAGTCAGTAGCAAGAATGTAGGGGATAGTGTTTTCAATCAGGAAATGGATGTTAATGAACAGATTAATCAGATGGTTGAATACCTAGAACCCTATAAACAGTATATTCGAGGTTTGACTAGTGGAAACCACGATAGTATGAGAACAAAGAAAGACTTCAACTTGGATACTGCCAAGGTTATTGCAGATATGCTAGATGTTCCATACAATAATAGCATCTATGATACCCTGCTAGTGAATGATAAGAAGTTGAGCATCTACCTTGCCCACGGTAAGGGTAGTAGCAAACTACAACACCTAGCATTGGGCAAGATACAAAGAGATATGAGCTTCATAGAGGCAGATATTAACTTTATGGGGCATTTGCATAGGTGTGGAGCAATCGAGCAAGTATATTACAAACCAAACCTTGGTTATTATCGCCGACTCTTCTGCCTAACAGGACACTTCTTACGATACGAAAACAGTTATGCAAGTAATATGCTACTCTCACCATCCCCTGAAGCATTCCTACGAGTAGAAGTGGACAAGGATTTGAATAAGAATGTGACAATGTATGAATCCGACAAGATAAACTGGAAAGAGGAATAAATTATGGCTGAAACAATACTAGATTTACAAAAACAAATAACAAACCTAGAAACAGAACTCACAGAAATGCACAAAGAAGATGAAAGACTATGCCAAATAATAGGAGAAACGAAGACACAGAAAGCAATACTGGAAGAAACAATACAGAAACAGAATGAAGTAATAAACCTACTCACCCAAATAATTGAGTTATATGCAAATTATTAAAGCAGTACTGGATGCAGTTATCACACAAGGAATAAAAGTCGGTAGCATAGATGATGTGCCAGTAAATGTATACTTGCTTGATGACACCATCTACCCATTATCCTTTATCCTAGATGAAACTGATGACCTGCTCACAATAGCAGTAACTGACCCTGATGGTTTTGAACGAGCCAAAATCATACCAAAGGAAAACCTATCCAGTATAGAACTAGTCTACCAACAAGACCTAGAACCACCAACCGAAGACAACCCCACAAACGAGGTGATGTACAATTAAAGCAGATGAACTATTAAGAATACTGCAAAACATTCCCAACCCACAAGACTACACCCTCATCCTCTTCAACGAAGCGAATGGTGACTACGAAGAAGTCATCAGCATAATAACCGACCACGAGGAGGGGATCATACATATTGAATGAAGATAATATCCTACTAATAGACCCACCATTTCCCACCAGTAACAAAAGCCGAAACAACCAAGAAATGCTACCAATAGGCTTACTCAAAATTGGGGCAATGCTCAAAGACAAGGGAAAAAAAGTAGAACTCTACCGAATGAACAACCCCACACCAATCACCATAAATCCACAAATCATACTCATCACATCCACATTCACCTACTACTCCAAATATGTCACACAAGCAGTACAATATGCACGAAAACATTACCCCAAGCAAAAATAATCGTTGGAGGTATATTCGCATCACTACAACCAATCCTCTGCAAACAAGTAACTGGTTGTGATGAAGTATACCAAGGGATAATAGAGGAGGCTGAACAGTACTCAACAGATTACAGCTTACTGCCTGATGGTGAGGAGATCAAGTACCAAATCCTACACACAAGCAGAGGCTGTGTAAGGAACTGTGACTTCTGTGGATCATACTTGATAGAACCAAAATTCAGTTGCAAAAGAACCATTAAGAATCTGATTTTCAAGAAACACTTAATATTCTATGATAATAATTTCCTAGCCAATCCTTATATTGAGGATATTCTCAATGAATTGATAGAACTTAAAATCAATCGTAAAATCAGTAGTTGTGAATGTCAAAGTGGAATCGATTACCGAATCCTACCGAAAAAACCACATCTTGCAAGGATGATGTATGATGCAGGATTCAGAAAAATCTACATCGCTTGGGATACTGGAGTAGAAGAGTACGAAAAGATTAAAAAAACAGTAGACATACTAGAGGAAAGTGGTTTCAACCGAACACAAAAAATCAATGTCTTCATATTATACAATCACGAGCAACCATTCAAAACCTTGGAATGGAAAAGGGTAAAATGCTTTGAGATGCGAGTGCAGATAATGGATTGCAGATACAGACCACTCACACTACTGGAAGATAATTATAATCCATACAAGCCGAATGACACTAGTTATTATATCCATCCAAACTGGACTAACGAGGAAATCAGAACATATCGTAAGAATATTCGCCGACAGAATATTTGTGTCAGATGGAGAATCCCCTGCTACTACCGAGGACTAGAAGACAGTAGTGTAAGCAAGGAAATGTTCGAGAAACTAAACGAGAACGAAAGAAAACAGTTAAAAGGATACTGGAATCCAAAAACAATCACAAAACTAGAAACCAAACAAACAAAATTAGAGGATATGATACAGAATGGAAAATGAATTTAAAAGCTTGATTAATAATAAGGATTGATTAAAAAATGAGCAATATAAATAATACTTTCACAACTATGGGAGCATCAAACCATACTAAAAGACAAAGAATCACTAATGACTACTATGCAACAAGCCCACAAGCCATAACCCTCCTCCACAAACACCACCTACTAGACAAAAACACCCCATACTGGGAATGTGCAGTAGGGGGGGGGA